TTGCTTCCGCTGTGATAGAGAAAATGGGATTTGAAGTAGTGTCACCGCTGGACGTTTCAGACGATCCGGAATCAAGCTACGAAGAATACATAGGCAAGGATATGGCCGCCTTGCTTCAATGCGATGCGGTGCTGTTTCTTGACGGCTGGAAAGAATCGAAAGGGTGTAACCTTGAACATGAGACTGCAAGAATCTACGGGAAGATGATGTTCTTCTCTTTAGATGAGATTAAACGGTATTCAGTTGAACAATGTATTTACTAAAACTGGCAATTTATTTACAAAAATAGGCAATTATGAAATTCAGGAAAAAGATGTCCGTCAGGCATAGTTACAGTAATGCAGACGGATGGAAAGAAGTATATGTATGCAAGATTCAAATGAAGGTGTGGCTCTTTTTGGGTCAATGTGAAAATGATGGTCGATGACGATAAGGAGTATTTGATGAATTGTGCGGAGGAAGTGATTGGGTATTTGAGAGATTAAAAAGTAAAGCATAAAAATATGTACATGTATAAATCAGTAGAAAAAGACGGGTATATCTATTCAATAGAAATAAAATTTAGCCCATATAAGTTTACATTTATACCTTTGATTTTCATACAGTTGTTTAATAATGGCGGATTTAAAGTAGAAATAGGTTTATGGACTTTTTTTGCTGAATTTGTGAAAATTGAAATACCGGAAAATTCCGATAAAATTCTTAGCCTTTTCAAAAGGATGATGGATTGAAATGATATGCAGCCTGAATGTGCTTTCAAACAGGCTGCTTTAATATCCTACAAATGTATTCCCTCCCTGCAATGCTCGCACAAGAACTTCTTGGCGACAGGGAACATCTCTTCGGCTATTTCACCCGAAACATAACATACCTCCTCCCCTATCAAATCATAGCCTAACTTATCGGCTATATGGCTGGATAGGTGATGTATCTCGTGGAACATGCTGTTACAGAATTGCGAAGCAGAGCTTGCTACGCTTATCACCAAAACGCTTTGCCCGTCACCGGAATAGCATAGCCCTGTATTTGGGACACCGGAAGCAATGTTCTCGTAAGCCGATTCAAGGTTTTTTCCGGTACAGCCTATCCTTGCCAATTCCGACATTATTTCTTCTACTTCATAATGCGTAACGGCATAGTAAACGGTTACTTCCCATTTCTCTTTTTCGAGATATATGCGCTGCCGTATCATAACAAGTCATACCATTCTATCACAAGCCCTGTCGCATCCGCATCTGCCAGCCATCTACGGAAGCAATTAGACCCTAACATATCCGGGTCTTCGATTGTATCGCGGACAAATAAGGCAACTGACTTCTCGTCAGGTAGGCTTGACTTGAAGTAATCCGCTTTAGCCATGTGCCACAGGTAAACAAAATCGTACCCTTCATTATGCTCCAGCTTTATGCCGTGCTTGTTGAATATCTCTTCAATGTCTTCTTTTGATTGATACTCAATCGGTTCTTTCTTCCCTGTTGCCGTATTCAGTTTTTTCATTTTGCTTACCGCAAACATACAGGCTTTGCGTGAAAAATGGTTCCCATAATTGCGAAGGTAAACCTTCATGCTTTCAGGTATATTGCTATATGCGTCTAATGGTGTGTTCATAATTACAAACTTTTAAATTGATAAAGGGAGCGTAATCATAAAACCACGCTCCCGAATATTGGTTATCTGCGGATGTAACGACCCGTGTAAGGGCTTCGTCCTCTGCGCTCACCCATGTACGGAGGCAATTCCTCCCATCGCTCACGTGGATAACGCTCGTCCATACGGTTCTCATCCTCATACATACGGTCTTCCTCACGCATACCGTAACGACCTCCACGACCATATCCGCGTTCTCCCATACGGTCATACCCTCTATCTCCATCGTCCTCACGATATCCCATGCGACCTTCGCCACGGCGCATTTCTTCGATGCACTCCATAGCTTTCCCACCATAATGCAACATCTTGCTCACTGTGTCGGCAAGGTGGGACACCTTATCTTCTGTTACTTCTATTACGTACATAGCTTACTTGCTTTTTACAGACCTGTTCCCGTCACCGTCAAGTTTTTCCATCAGACGGCTCATCATGTTTTCAAGGTTTGAGTTCGTCTGCGCCAACTGTGCCACTTGATTTTTCAGATTAGCAATCTCCTGTTCCTGACGTTGCTTTTCGGCAAATTCCGGATTGAGTTGCATAAGTATCTCGTTATACTTGACAATCTTCTGCTTCTCTTCCTCATAGCGGTTAATGATTCCTGTTGATTCATTCTTCAGGCTCGATATTTCCGCATTCATCGCGTCACGGCTTATCGTAACGAACACATTGCCCGTCCCGAAATCCGCACTCTCCTTGTTTGCCGGGAGTTGCTGGAACTGACGCTGTGCACCAGATACATTGGCGTAAATATCAACGACCTGTTCCTGCATCTGACCGAATTGTGGTGCTGACGGGAACTTGAAAACGGGCTGTGTTACTTGCGTGATATTGCCTATTTCTATACGAGGAACATTCTCCTTGTACAAGATGTATATTGTCTGATTTATTCTTGCTGACTGAAACATATCTGTGTTGTTAATAATTAAAAAAATGCGAGGGGAGTTACCCCTCACGTTATTTCTTACGCTGCTGGTGCTGGTGCTGCCGTGGCTTCAATTTCGATTAACAATGAATCGTTAACCGTCACTCCTTGCGCATATCCGCACTTTACACAACTCGGCTGTGTGTCACGTCCGAGATTTGTAACCGTTACGGAAGTGGGAAGGCTTGAATAACCTTGGAAAGCAACCACAAACGTCTCCGTGAAAACCTGCGTGTGCGCACCACAACATCCTGTCGGCACCACTACCGACATGGTGGCGGTAACGGGGATGAATATTGTGGTATCGACAAGTCGCGGAGTGCCGTTCTTGTATGTCAGTGTTGTTTGCGGTTGCACGGTTGAATCCACGCAGTACGACTTGCACAGACGTTCTTTCATTACAGCCAACAGCCTTAATTGGTTTGCTGCCGGAGCTGCACTTGCTCCTACGGGACTTAGATATACTGCCATGTCATTTCGATTTTTGAAATTAACTATACGTTACCTAACCCATCAGCATCCGCAGCCGTTATTATTTCCGCAGCATCCGTTATTATTGCAACAGCCGTTGTTTCCCCAAGGATTGCCCCACGGATAGCCGTAATGTGCCTGATAAGGCGAGCAAGTCAAATAAGCAGGCTTCGCTACGGGCTGCAACTGACCAAGGAGATTTTGGCTCTGCTGTTGCAAGAGTGCGCTCATTTGGAATTGCTGCTTTTCATCTCGTAAGGCTTGGTTCTCACGCATTACCTCACGCATTTCCATAGCACAGAACTTGTCATTTACCAACTGCGCAAGTGTGTTGGTCTGTTTCTGCATTTCAAATCCAAGGTTGGAGAATCCACGTTCCTGCCCTATCGCAACATTATTGATTGTGTTAGTCAAGGCGTTTGTCTGCTGGCACATTTGAAGTGACAAGTCACCCTTGAAGTCTGCAATAGCCGACTTTATGCCGCAGCAGCAGTCGCAAAGCTGTGACAGGATACCGTTGTTGCCTTGCATGATGGCGGTAAGTACTTGGTTGGTGCTCTGTCCCATTTGGTTGCCAAGTTGGCAGATGCTTTGAGAAACATTTGCGATAGCTCCTTGCAGAGCGTTCACGTCACAGTGTACGGTAGAAGCAAGCTGGGAAATAGCCGTAGCGTTGCCTTGAATTGCCTGCATGATAAGCTGACGTCCTGCGTCACTATTTACAAGACCGCCGAGGTCCGCAAGTCCCTGCGCCGATCCACGACCGCCAAAGCCTCCACCAAAGCCGTTACCAAAACCGCCCCAGCCGAAAATCAACAAAATGATTATCCACCATGCGGAGCCGTCACCCCAACCTCCATTTCCACGGTTGTTGTTCATCATGGCTGCTACCATGTTCGGGTCAAGCCCACGATTCTGACAGAGGGATGCAATCAGCGGAGCCAATCCGCCACCTCCTAATCCCTGATCACCAAGCGAAAAGATTTTTGTGTCTGACATAAAAATTATTTTGTGTTTATGTTGTTACGGACAATATCGACCGCAACGCAAAAGTATAAATCCAGACACTAGTCAAACGACTTTAACTTTCCAGCGATTTGCGAAGTTTTTGCAAATGTATTTCAATCATTTTATTTCCTTTCTTCCTCCCATCAAATGATGAAATGATATATCTTATGCAAGCAGAAGTTTTGTTCATGAGCTTTGCAATAGTTTCAGGATAAAAACCATATTCCTTTAGCAATATAACCACTATTGCACGCGCATCTACTACTTCAACTTTCTTGCTTTGTGACAATATTTCCTCATTTGGAATTTCAGTTTCGCATGATACAGTATTGATAATATTTGAAAATATTTCCGATTTACGCATAATGATTAAATTAGAATTATTAACTTTGCCCTTGCTACAAAAAAAAGGACTAATAAAAAAAAGGGGTTCGCGTTGAAGATATTTAAGCCCTCAACGTGCGAATCCCTTATATTCGTCCTTGTAATTTGTAGCGATTTTCCAAGAAGCGTTGGGGGCTTTTTTAGCTCCAAACCCCGAAGGAGATGCATATAAGTTACTTTTTCATTCGCTTAAACACCATCCAACCTACTATTACCATAGAAAAAAGGACGATAGCACCGAAAACCCATCCTCCTAATTCCATCTTTACTTTCTGCCATTTGGTAAGTTCCTTTTCCACCGGATAAGGTACTTGCGCGGAATCTGCACGGGAGACATACATGGTATCGGTACGCTGCCTGTCCCTATACTTCGTATGCCAGCGGTCCACGAAAACCGTGTCGCCCTTTTCCCTAACATAGATGGAATCATGAATATGGATGGAATCCCTCTCATGTACGGTAATATGCAGACTGTCCGTTCTCACCGTTTCCACGGGTACATACCTAATGCCTCTACATGACGTAAGTAACAGCAAGGCTATCGCTATCCAAATCCAAATGTATATCCTTTGTTTCATAGCAACTCCCATCCTTTATGCACGTCCTCCATCACGGCAGGTACGCCGTTCTCCACGTAGCTTATTGCCGCAGCAAACGTGCACATGGTATAACGGTCGCTCACGTCTGGAACAAATTCAGATGGCACTTGCATGTCACGGCACACACGGCTGATATATCCTCCCGTATTGTTCTCCACAGGAGGCGCCCATCTCCGTATGAAGTCCGCTATCGTTATACACCCGTGCCGCCATCGGTAGTTCTGCAACGTCCTTATCAATGCGCGGTAGCCCCATTCAGGCGATTTGAACTGAAAAAACTCGGGGTCTGACTGCACTTCGCTAAGCCCCTGCCACTTGTCTTTCGTGATCCGTATGTTGCCTGCATTATTATTGCGCAAGCCCCTCGGCAATCTATTTGTATTTCCTTCTGCTCCCATGATTCTATAAGTATTTAGTCCATGCAAACCGTGTACGGTTTATTTTCAAATAATACATGTCATCCTGATTCCTGTACGCCTCCCTCTCGAATGAAATGTTGCGGTAAGCGCTCCCTCCTTTCGTCAGCCTGTAAAGCCATTCAAGCAAGTACATGATGTAAAACGGCACATACAACAACTCCTTCATCTGCTCCGTGTGTATCGCCTCGTGGTTGTAGTCATTCGCTCTCATCACACATCCCTTCCTGACAAACAGAACTCCAAACAAGTTGACGCATTTATATCCCTTGAACGGTATGATTTTACTCTCTATCACCTTCATGTTCAAACACCTCCTTCACATCCTCTTTCTTGACGCTGAACACGCGCTGCAAGAACACGCACAGCGCGTTGATGATATTCACCTTGATTCCTTTTGGAGCAAGAATATTGCTTATTACCGAACAGACCTCAATGAAACATACGGTCAAACAAGCCCATTTGTCAATCACCCTTCCACTCCCCGATGCCACGTCTACCATGCAAATCATTACAACAAAAGAGAAATAAGTAACCATTTTACCCATTGTCCTACGTACCGCACGACTAAACCGCACTTCCTCGCCAAGACATATCGATTTTCTTATGCCGCATACAAGGTCGCATACTATCACAGCAAACGTGACGATTAGCCACGGTACCATGTGCCCTATGCTCTCTTGCACAAATGCTGCGCCCAATGTGGAGAACGCACCTGCTGTAGTCTGCAGAAATACGTCCTTTGCCGTATCGCTTTTCATCAATTCAGCGATTGCTATAAATTTACCCATCTTTTACCTTTTTACCATTAAATAAAATTACTAATTTGTGTTGCGTGTTACCCCGTTGTGAAGATATATAGTTTTACTTGCATTTAAAAAGAAAATTAAAAAAATATTTGTAACCATGCGAATATTATTCACTTAATCGGTTGGTATAATTCCAGCAAAACTTCATTTTCTCTTTGCTCTATAAATACCACCCAGTATTTTGATAAAGCCTGCACCAGTTCCACATCCAATACCGTAAGGCGAAGTATACATTCCGGTTTCATCCTGTCAATATGTTCCATCTCTGATACGTTGTAATGTTTTTGTTCTTTTCCTGTATTTCTTTTTAATGGACACCACCTCATAGTGTCCTTTTATGTAAATCCACTTAAAAGCCCGATGTTCTATCATGCCAAGGATTTTGCGCCTTTGGTTGTATCCATTTACATGCCGAAGACATCCTAGATAACTGTTTATACTGCTAACTATGTGTTCCACTTCTTGCACGGTTTCCGCCTTGTTAAGCCTCCGAACAGCCATAACTAGATTTTTTACAGTACGATTACATATATAGACACGCCCCGGCTTTACCACGCTTCCTGTAAACGATACGCCCTTTGTATAATGCTGGATATAAAACTTTGTAGGACTTAACGTAAGCCCGTATTTGTCTAGCAATTTTCTGATTTTCGGTACTGCGGCCAATAACGTTGTTTTGTCTCTGTCTATAATATAAAAGTCATCCACGTATCTTCCAACATAAACAAATCCCAAATCTTTTACAAGATACCAGTCTAATACATTCAGCAGGAAATTAGCAAACAGCTGTGCGAACAAATTACCGATGGCAACACCTAGGCCTTCTCCGTTTGTGAACAGCGATTTGTTAGGAGGTAGGTTGTCCCAGTAGTGCAACGGGCTGCGCCTCTCGCAATTGTGTTCAGGACAATGAAGTATAACCGTTTTGCATAGGTAACGCAAATCCTCTATGTCATCCTCTGCGTAATACTCAATTATAAAATCGTCCACCATATCAGCCAACATGGATTTTCGAATAGACATGAAAAACCCTTTCAAATCCAGCTTCATTATATAGCAGTCGCATGTATAGTTGTTACTACATTGTAATATGTCGTTTTGTAACATCCTTACTCCATACAGCTGTCCTTTCCCTTTCCTGCAATTAAATGTGCGTGGGCTGAAAACCTTCTCAAACAAAGGGTCTAGGCGCAGCGCTATCCAGTGATGTATTATTCTGTCCTCAAAAGCAGCCGCGAATACTTCTCGATACCTCGGACGTGTAACGACAAAACAGATAGACTTACCCGGCAGATAGGTACGGTTATTTATACGGTCACGCAATGCTATTAACTTGCTACCGTAATCTATCTCATACATAATCGCGCTGGCTGTTCTCCGCTTCTTCTTACGGCAGTCATAATACGCTTCTAACAATCCGTCTGTAGTAATCATTCTTATTATCTATTGGTGTGTCGGTGGTCTGTAGATGTGCTGAAACTGCCCTCACCCTGCACTGATACGATGCCTTAGTGTTCCAGTTGTTCGCGTTGCCATTGTTGAGGTTCAGATTCCAAGCGTTGGACGCGCTGTACTCGCAACTCCGTGCCGCCCTTACCTTTTTCGAGGTCTTAACTATAAATGATAGTGTGCGGCCCATTTTTACAGACAACTTGCACTCTTGGTTGGTCGTAACCGTCCAAATCCGGCATTTACTCGTCATCTGTTGCTGTCTGACTTTAACAACGAGTTCTTCCACGCAGTAGATTGTTTGCCTATAACATCCAAAAGCTCGATGATATCCGCATGTCTGCTTTTCCCTAAAATCCATTTTCTCTCGCCTGCTATTCGCAATAAAGTTTTCATAACTTCAAATTCAGCCTGAAAATCAATCAGGTGCTGTATCCGTATATCACGTTCCCTATTCAGATAAGTTGCAGAAATGCAGGATATAAGGTTTATCCCTGTCTCGTGCATCTTGTTGCCAATGCTGAATTTGTACGCACGTGGTATGTTCGGCGTAACATCCAGCACCAAATCCAACAACTTCCTGCAATCCAAATAGATTTGTGTATTTGATAATAATTTTGATTTATTCATACTTTATTACTTCAAAACATATAAAAGAAAAAAAATTAACAGTACGGCTATCGCCGTACTAAAAAAAGGCTAAAGTTTAAAAAACTAAATAATAAATGCTGAAACTGCCCTCACCCTGCACCGAATCGATGCCTTAGCGTACCAGTAGCCCGCGTAGCCATCGCTGAGGTACAGACCCCAAGCGTAGGACGCGCTGTACTCGGTGCTAGACCAGTACCAATCTTCAGCCAACTGCGTTGCGCCACTTATCTTCGACAAGGCGTAATTTATCTTGCGCATGTTCGCATAAATCATTATCAGTTCCCCTTCCGAAGGAAGCCACCATTTACCGGCGGTCAAACCTTTTCCGTTTACATTTGTCCGGCTATACTGCGCACAGAATCCGGGAGCGTAACTTGCCCCACTGCATTCGGCGTGTTTGATTTGCTCAGCCGTATTTGCTTTTCCCGTCCAATCATCTAATGCGGTGAGTCTGTCTGCCGTTGTTTTTCCTCCTGCGCTCACATAGGCACTGCTCCAATACAGTTTGTTTGTGCTTTCGGTAGGTGCTACGACTAAGATTTTCCCGCCTTCCACGACTGCCACTCCATCTGCAATCTCTCCTCCATTCTGAGTACCGGTCCATTTATGCGGTTTTACCATTAACGGGTAATCATCGCTTTTTCTATGATACATCACAAAAACACCATCATTAATCGCGTCTATATCCTGACCTTTCACACCTATCAGCCCGCCCACAATTGATGCAATCTGAGCCTTAGTCACCTTTGCTACGTCATTCCCTTTTACAACCAATGCGTAGTCAAAATCTGTCAGTTGAGATACTTCGTTCAATTTTCTGTCATTTGCCATAACTTGTTTCTCCTATTTTTTTAATTATTAATATCGTTATAAAATCATTCCAGCACCGTATCTACTTTTGTTTCCTCATTAACCACGGAGACAAAACCTCCACTTACAAGGTCGGCAAGCGCGAAATGCATACCCATCTCACTGGAACGAACACACAGATAGGTTACTTCGCTATCCTTGTAGTACTTTCCTTCCTCCAGTTCCATTCCCTTCTCCCACGGTATCGGCTCTTCCTGCTTTCCCGAAACATCCGCCTGCACAACCTTGTACAATGATTCCGTACCCGTTCCCGGCTTCCAGCCTTCCTGCAGTGTATGCTTCTGTACAACCTCATAGAGCGTGCCATCATAGCGAAAACGGAACTGCACATCAATCTCCGTGCCTATCAGGTCCTCCCATGCAGGAAACCAATTTTTCTTCTCTATAGCCTGCTCCGCTGTCAGCTGTACCGTGTTGATGTTCTTGGTAATTCCATCTTGAACCTTGTGTATCACCTTTTCCGCGCTCGTCAGTGATTCATAGCTCATCGCGTCCACGTCCAGCAACGCATTCATCATCACCATCTCGTCTTTCTGTCTTGATGTGATTTCCTTCCATATCGCAAAGTCCTCCGCCGTGTGCACCACCACGTGGCTCTCAAACCTTCTGTCCTTTGCTGGCACATCGTCTTTTTGCGTCAGCCAGCAATCGTAACCTGCCTGTAATATCATTCTTGTTCCTCCTTGTTATTGTTTTCTTTCTTCTCTAGCTCATCCAGCCAATCATTCACGCTGTCTGCGTATATACCTGTCAGTAATTCGCAGCATCTTCGCAATACCGACACATCGTTGTCTGTAAGCTCCACATCTCCGTCATTGCTTTCGTAAATCCTGTGTGCAAGGCTTGACGCAGCGCATCCTGGAATGCTCTTGTAAATCAGCTCGGCCATGCTTTCCTGCAAGTCTGCCTCTATCCTGTTGTCTTTCCTTATCCCTATATAGCAGGGGAAACGTTTAAAATTTACTTTCATACTCTGTTGTATTTTAATTATTTCTTGTTATCACTTGTATTTTATATCCTGTGTCGTATGTATAGTATAATACAAAATGCGCGCTGTCTCCTGATTCAAACAACATGACCGATTTGCTTTCCCATTCGTCTCCGTTACGGTCAAGCATTGTTCCATACTCCGCAGCCGATGGCGGAGTTGTCGAATATCGTTGTGTTGCCACCTTAAATTTGTATGTCCCTTTCATAGCGAATACAGTTATCGGTATGCAGAACGACTCCGAAGTGGACGTGATTCCCATTTGATTTCGCACCTGTGACAATGTAGGGAGGAAGAAGATGGTTTCGGACGCGCTATTTGTCGAATTCAGTAATATTGTCGTCCCAAAGCTAAGGTCTATCACATTAGAATTGCTGGACCCTGTTTTATTTCCAGGGTAGGAATAAAATACCCCCTTCTCCATTATTCCGCCCCATACCCTGACACCTCCTTGTACGTGCATTGCTATATTCCTGTTAATCACATTGTCCGATATGATTTTTATAGCAGGGTGATATGGACGGTTGGAGTCATTCATCTGCCTGTATACAGATAATGCTGTCAGACATTTTTCAGCTCTGTCAGAACTGGTGTTCTCAAAGTCTGATCCACGCCCTATCCCTACTTTTATCTTAGCAATGTCTCCCGGGTTAAAGTACCCTTCTTGTTGACCAAGCAAGAATGCCGACCTGTTTATATAAACAAAATCGTTGGAGCTCGATGTACCCCACCAATTGTTGTAATTACCGTTATATAAGCACATACCTTTCCCCATAAGGCTGTCTGTGTCTATTGCAAACGGGCCTATTGATCCGCTATTCGCTGTAATATTTCCCGTTATATTCGCCTTTGTAGCCACAAAGCTACCGTCATTGTTCACACGGAACGGGGCGCTTCCCGGTATGCTACTTCCAGCCCATATCCTCACGGCTGTACTTCCCGCCTGCGCCGAAGCACCTCCTGTAAGCCCGGCTACCACATTGTTTCCGGAATCCTTAATCAACAGCTCATTTCCTTGCATAAAGTCAATGCTCGCGTTCTTGGCGATGATAAGGCTGGTAAAAATAGGTCCAACTCCGCTTAGTTTCTGCCAATAGGTTGTATTCCCCGGTTTGTTCGATGTGGAAGAGGTGTGCGATGTGACGCATTTGTACACGTCCCATCCATCCGCTGCCGAATTGTTCTTTATCATCGCCACGTCAAGATACCGCGTTCCGCTGGTCATCGCTTCATCGTTACGGTAATATACTCCACTCTTCCACTCCGAGTGCCGGATAATCATCCCCTGAATTCCCTGCAAGCCTTGCTCGCCTTTGTCTCCCTTGTCGCCTTTATCTCCTTTCTCACCGTCTTCTCCTTTGTCTCCCTTGTCGCCTTTATCACCCTTCGAGGCCCATTCCTCATATTCAGCCGTATTGACCTCTCCCGTCAGTGCGTATCCGCTATTAGAGTATATGAACCTGTTGCCGCTTGCGTCAGTCCATACGCATAAAGGAGGGTTGGAAGTGGACACT